ACCATTAATGACTTCTTGACTGATACAGATGCGTTTTTCATTTTGACTGATGCCCCAAGAGGTTTCATGCACTTTGAAAGAACTCCATTAGCTACTCAGATGGAAGCAGATTTTGATACTGGCAATATGAGATTTAAAGCCAGAGAAAGATATAGTTTTGGATTTTCTGATCCAAGATGTGTCTTTGGATCAAAAGGTGCATAATTATAATTCCTGATCCTCATCGAGCAAGGAATGGAAGGAGCGACTTTACAGTCGCTCTTTTTTTATGTTATAGTTTTTATACCTTGACGAAGAATTCACTTCGACAATTGCCAAGACAAGGAGACACACATGGCTAATACAACCTTCTCGGGTCCACTTAGATCTGAAAGCACAATAAAAACAATTAGTAAAAATGCAACTACAGGAACTGTTACAGAGATTGTAACTTTTGGTGGGGCACCAGTTAGTTTAAATGATGCTGATCAAACTTTGGATAATGCTACTCATAGTGGTAGAATTTTACTTGTCCCTGACGGAACTCAAGATAATACATACACATTACCAGCACCAATAGCTGGATCTGTATTTAGATTTGTTTATGCTGGTGGAGCTGCTGATGGAACAGATGCTCTTATAATTACACCTGGTAATACAAATTTTTATATTGGTGGAATTACTCATTTAGACACTAACGCAGATAATGCAACTGTGTTTTCAAATGGTAGTTCTAATAGTAGTGTTCAATTAAATGTTCCCCAGGCGTTTGATATTACAATTGTAGGAAAAGACACAACCAACTATCAAATTTTCGGTACTGTCACATCAACAACAGTTCCTGCATTTGCTGATCAATAATAGGAGAGTATTATGGCTGATGCAGTAACCTCACAAACAATTTTTGATAATTCAAAATCTGTTATACAGAAATTTACCAATATTTCTGATGGAACTGGTGAATCAGCAGTTGTAAAAGTTGATGTAAGTGCTCTTGCTACAAGTGCAAAGGGAGAGACTTGTACTGGAGTAACCATAGAAAAAATTTGGTGGCAATGTATTGGCATGAAAACTAGGTTGTTTTTTGACGCTACATCAGACGCTTTTATTATTGAGTTAGGTGAAAATCAAAGTGGATATCACGATTACACTGGATTTGGTGGATTAACTAATAATGCAGGTGGTGGTAAAACTGGTGATATAGCATTTACAACTGTAGGTCATAGTTCTGGAGACACATACACTGTAACTCTTCAGATGAGAAAGAATTATGACTAGAAAAAGGGACAAGCAACCCCCTAAAACAAAAAAGTATTTCCGTCCCACTAAGAAAGGGGCGGGAATGACTAAAGCGGGTGTAGCTCGTTATCGAAGAGATAACCCTGGTAGTAAATTAAAAACTGCGGTAACTGGTAAAGTAAAGCCTGGAAGTAAAGCAGCCAAAAGACGTAAATCTTTTTGTGCTAGAAGTGCAGGCCAAATGAAAAAATTTCCAAAAGCAGCAAAAGATCCTAATAGCCGTTTAAGACAAGCAAGAAGAAGATGGAAATGTTAAATGACAAGTAAAGAATTGTTAAAAATGTTGGAGAAACATGAAGAAGTTTGTAATGCTAGATTCGATGGTATAAATCAAAAACTTAATAAACTAGACAATAGATTATGGATGATAGTATCATTAATTATAGTTGCTAGTGGTTTGGAGCAGCTAATATAATGACTATGGGTCGGTCACAAATGGCAAAACAAGTGACCAATCCACCTAGAAAGAAAAAGTGGAGTGCCAAAAGGAAGAGAAAGATCGATTGCAAACGACCTAAAGGATTTTCTGAAAGAGCACATTGTGCCGCTAAAAAAAGGAGAAGTGGTAAGAGGAAGTCCAGTTAAATACTGTGTGTACTGTAAACATAAAAAATGGTCATGTATATGTAATAAACAAAGGAGAATATAATGCCAAAAGACGCATGTTATCATAAAGTTAAAGCCAGATATAAGGTATTTCCGTCAGCGTATGCATCAGGAGCCATAGCTAAATGTAGAAAAGTTGGTGCTACAAATTATGGCACTGGTGGCAAAAAGAAAAAAACCAAGAAAAAAGCTGAAGGTGGTGTAATTATGTTAAACAATGGTGGCGCAACTATGCCAAAGAATAATAGAAAACGTGCATCTAATAATAAAAATGTTGCACGAGGTTGTGGTGTTGTAATGAGAAGAAAAGAAACGTTTTACGCATAATGGCAGTTAGAAAAACAAAAGCTGGTTTAGCACTTAAGAGATGGTTCAAAGAAGATTGGAAAGATCAGAGAACTGGTAAAAAGTGTGGAAGACAAAAAGGAGAGAAAAGAGGCACACCTTATTGTAGACCAACTAAACGTATTTCTAAGAAAACACCAAAAACTGCATCTGAGATGACAGCATCTGAAAAACGTAGTAGGATAGCACAGAAGAAGAGATTAGGACAACCTGCAGGTAAGCCTAGAAGAGTTAAAGCACTGAAAAGGAAAAAGAAATGAACAAAAAAACTGCATTAAATAAAGCCATTCAAAATGTAAAAAACAAAACAAAAAATAAATCTAAAACAAAAGGTAAACTTAATCCTGGTTTGCAAGCTTTTTTAAACAAAAAAAAGAAAATGGCTAATAATAAAAAGAAAATGGGATAGATAATGGCAACCTCAAATTCCAGAGATTTTGACTTAGATGTAGCAGAAATCATAGAAGAAGCTTATGAAAGATGTGGTCTAGAATCACGCACTGGATATGATTTAAAAACTGCTAGAAGATCTCTTAATATAATGTTTGCTGAATGGGCAAACAGAGGTTTAAATCTTTGGACTGTTCAACAAGAAACTCAAGCTTTAACATCTGGGACTGCAACCTACGCCTTAACTTCTGATTATACTGATTTATTAGAAGTAGCAGTAAAAAGAAGCGGTACAGATTTTATGATGACTAGAATGTCTCGTGGTGAATATTTAAATATACCAAATAAAACACAAACAGGAAGACCAACACAATATTATTTTGATAGAAGAACTACTCCAAGTTTAATACTTTGGCCAACACCAGAAAATAGCACAGACTCTTTAATTTACTACTACGTTAGAAGAATACAAGACGCTGACACACAAATTAATACTACAGATGCACCATTTAGATTTTTACCATGTGTGATTGCAGGATTATCTTATTATTTAGCGATGAAAAAAGCACCTGATAGAATACAATTATTAAAATCTGTTTATGAAGAAGAATTTCAGAGAGCATCTGATGAGGATGATGATAGGGTTCCATTAAAACTAACGCCCGATATTAAATTTTTGAGAGTGTAATGTCTAGATTTGCAAGTGGAAAAAATGCTTACGGAATATCAGATAGATCTGGATTTAGGTATAGAATTAGAGATATGCGTAAGGAATGGAATGGTGCATTTGTAGGATATGACGAATACGAAGAAAAACATCCGCAATTAGAAGTTTTAAGAATTAAAACAGATCCAGAGGCAATTAGAAATGCAAGACCAGATAGAACGGAGCCTGCAGTACAAACAATGTTATTTAAAGATCCTTTTACTACAGGTGTGGCTGATTCTGGTTCAACAGTCGTAACTGTATTTGAAAAAAATCATGGAAGATCATCATCAGACACTGTTAGATTTAGAAACTGCATAGGTTTTGATGGCATAACAAAAGCAGTATTTGAAAATAGTTCTGGATATAGTATAACTGTAACAAGTACAGATAGATATACTTTTACAGTTAGTGCATCATCTACTACTGGTAATGTAAAGGGAGGCGGAGATCGAGCTAGTGCGGGTCCCGTTAGTTTATCATCATGAGTTTTACAAAGTCTGCTTTAAAAACTGCTATACAAGATTACACAGATAATAGTGAAACTGTTTTTGTAAATAACATAGATAATTTTATTAAAGCAGCAGAAGAAAAAATATTTAAAAGTATTGACTTAGATATTTTTAGAAAAAATGTGACAAGTGCTTTAACTTCTTCTGATCAGTTTTTAACAGTTCCTTCTGATTATTTAGCCTCTTTTTCTTTACAAATAACTACATCTGGATCTGAAAGTTTTTTGTTACAGAAAGACGTAAATTTTTTAAGAGAATATACGCCTGCTTCAAGCACTACTGGTTTGCCAAGATATTATGCTAGGTTTGATGAAGATAATTTTATGTTAGCTCCTACACCTAATAGTAATTATGCTATTGAATTACATTATTATTTTAGACCAACAAGTATAACAGCAGGTTCTGATAGCACAACAACATGGTTAAGTACAAATGCACCATTTGCATTACTTTACGGATCTATTGTTGAGGGTTATAGTTTTATGAAAGGTGAGCCAGATGTGATACAAAACTATAATGGTTTGTATTTACAATATTTAGAGAGATTAAAAGATCTTGGAGAGGCAAGAGAAAACACGGATGGTTATAGAGTTGGTCTACCTTCAAGGCCAAGAACATAGGAGTAGAAAATGGCAACAGCAAATGCAGCAACCACCTTTTTAGAGAATAGACTTTTAAGTCTTATTTTTAAAAACAACGACATTAACAACAGAATCTGCAAACACACAGAGCTGTACTAATGCAGCTAATATAGAGTTTCCAGCATCTGGAGGCACAAACAATACAATAACTCATGTTTTTGTAGCAACTCATGTAAGTAACTCATTAGATGTTGTAGGCTCTGGTGGTAACGTACTGTTTATAGGAGCATTAGATGCAAGTAAGGCTATAGCAAGTGGTGACATATTTAGAATTAATGCAGGTAACTTAACAATAGAGTTGAAGTAATGGCTTTAGTATTAAACGACAGAGTAAAAGAAATTACAACCACAACTGGTACAGGCACACTTACATTAGGTGGTGCAGTTACTGGATTTGAAACTTTTGCTTCTGGAGTTGGTAATTCTAATACAACATATTATGCAGTTACACTACCAGGTACATCAGAGTTTGAGGTCGGTCTAGGTACACTTAGTAGTGACTCTAGCACGATAGCAAGAAGCACAATTATTAGTAGCTCGAATAGCGACAACGCAGTTGATTTTAGTGCTGGTACAAAAACAATCTTTTGTACAATACCAGCTTCAAAGTCAGTGTTTTTAGATGCTAGTGGTAATGCAACGCTAGGTGCAGACTTATCAATAGGTGATGACCTTACTGTTAACGGAGGGGTGATAGAGCTTAGAAGTAATAGTGGTAGTGTAGGTCAAGTAAAATTATACTGTGAAGTTAGCAATAATCACGCACAAACTATATCGCCTCAACCACATAGTCAGGCAGCTACAAATACTTTAACTTTACCTGGCGGTAGCACCATAGGTAACTCAGATGCAACTCTTGTTTCTGATACTGGAACGCAAACATTAACAAATAAAACTATAGACGCTTCACAGTTATCTGGAACTGTAGCAAATGCAAGATTAGATGCAGAACTACAAGCATTAGCTGGACTAACATCAGCAGCAGATAAAGGTATACAATTTACTGGATCAGGTACTGCATCAACATACGATTTAACAACAGCAGGTAAGGCATTGCTTGATGATGCAGATGCCGCTGCTCAAAGAACAACATTAGGGTTAGGCACAGCCGCAGTTGCAGCAACTGGTATATCAAATACAAATGTACCTGTGTTTACATCAGGTGTAGCTGACAATGATTTCTTGCGTGTAGATGGGACATCTATAGAGGGTAGAAGTGCATCTGAAGTATTAAGTGATATTGGTGGTCAAGCATCATTAACTTTTGGTATATCAAATACTAATGCAGTTAAGA